GCCCGTGCCCGTGCCCGAGCCCGTGCCCGAGCCAGTGCCCGAGCCAGTGTCATCACCGTGTACGTAGTCGATGTTCATAGATCGCCTCAAAGTTGCCATGGCGCCCCGGTTAATCTGGGGCGCCATGGCACACGGACTCACTTCGAGAACACGGGAACGCTGTCGATGCTCGCGCGCGCCTCCGGCGTGACCGCGAGGATTTCGATCGCCTGCGTTAGCATGACCTCATCGACCGCCGCCGGAAATTTGCATTCGGTCGGTTTCGAGGTGCCGCGCTGGGCGAGCTCGCTCAGCGTAAATGCCCCGCTCCAGAACCAGATGCGCCGCGCCTTCGTGAGCGTGACCTCCTGGCCGCTTCTAGCGGCGAGTGTGCCGGCAAACACGCCAGCGCTGTACGTCCGAACGATAACGTAATCACCGATCTCCATAGAGACTCCTCGCGGCATAGCCGCAGTAAAAGAAAAAGACCTTAGTCAAAGCCCCAGCCCGTGCCCAAGCCCGTGCCCGAGCCCGTGCCCGAGCCCGTGCCCCAGCCCGTGCCCACGCCCGTGCCCGAGCCCGAGCCCCAGCCCGTGCCCAAGCCCGTGCCCACGCCGTCGCCATCGCCCGTGCCCGTGCCCGAGCCCGTGCCGTCGCCCCATCCCCAGCCCAAGTCCGTGCCCTCGCCCAAGCCCTCGCCCGTGCCCCAGCCCGTGCCCGCGCCCGAGCCAGTGCCCGTGCCCGAGCCCTCGCCCCAGCCCCATCCCGAGCCGTCGCGTCCGCTGTCGTAGTCAATATCGTCGGAGGTCATTTATCCACCGTGTAAACCACTGTATACACTCTATCGACACTTAACCAGTTGTCAACCGGGAAAATTCCACGTGCGGCAATTTGACGCATGGCAACACTAGCGCAACAAAAAGCCCCGCCGGTGGCTAATCCGGCGGGGGCGGAGGAGGGGAGAGTGAGAATCGGGACTAGGGGACTGTCGTGTTATCGGCGGTCAGGTCGGACCACTTGCCGCCGAACCAAACCTCGATTGTCCATCTCCAGATGGGGTTGGGGGTCGCTGCCACGGGCACGGCATTCACGTCGAGTTTAAGCTTGCCACCGTCGGTGTAGTCTATATACACATCCACGTCGAGCCCCGAGCCCCACCCCTGAGTACCGGTCGTGTATGTCGGGCCATGAAATGCTGTTTGCGAAACGCCCGCCGAGTTTTCTCGCGCGTTATTGTTCGGCGTGTCGTCCGTGGCCGTGGTGATGAATCGCACGATCATCGACCCCAGCAGTGTCACGCCGCGCCAGTCGCCGGCGTCAAGCGTAAGCGTTCCCGTAGAGCTAGTCACGAGGGCCTTGATCGGGCCGAACTTCCGATACCCGGCGCCGTCGCCAACGGTGGCTGCCGGCCCGATGGTCACGCTGCCGCCGCCGTTATCAGTCACGTCGAGCCCCTCGTCCACCACGATCTCAGTTACATCGGTAATCGTGCTGCCGTTGGTGATTGTGATGCCCGGCGGCGTGTCGGGAATGTCGAGCTCGAAAAGCTCCGTGGCCTCGGGGTCGATGTCAAAGCATCGACCGCCGGCGTCAAACGCGACGCCGCGGGACGCGACGGCGACGTACAACTTCCGCCCCGTGCCGCTCGTGCCGTTCAGCCCCAACTCGACGGCGGTGATAGCGGTCATAATCTTGACCGGCGTGTCGCCGTGCTTGACGCCGCTGGTTTCCTCGTCGCGGACCCAATGATGCGTATCGGGCGTACTGGCGTATTCGTTGACCTGGCCGGTAGAGAGTTCCGCCGGGGACGCGATGCGGTAGTATCCGCCGTTAACAAACCACACCTCGCGCCCCTTCTCCTCGTCGTATCCGATCCATCGCCCCCATACCTTCTCCCCGTTTTTGATCCAGTGCGTCGGTAGCGCAATTTCCTCGGCGTTGACAATGAGAATCTCGTCGTCTCCGTCCTCGAATTGCGGGTTGGCGTTTTGTGATTCTACAACCCCGATATCCGTCGGATTTCCGGGGACAAATTGCTTGCGCCCAACGTACACCCCACCTCCGTCGGCGTCGGCCAAAACCTGCAACGGCTGCACGAGAGATAACAGCCCCGGCTCTCCGAACGCCGGCAGATTGCGCGCAAGTTCGCGGCGGGTGTCGCGCACTCCGCGGCTCTCCGACTTCTCGGTCTGATACTTTTTCTCGCTTCCGACGATCATAGTACCTCGGGCAATTCGAGCTTGTTAAAATCTGCTTCGGGATACATCTGCTCACGCTTCCAACCGCTGCCCTCCACGACGGCGTCGGTCACGTCTTGGACGCCGGTTGCTGGTGGCCTCCCGGTGTTGCGATCCAGGTAGACGTTGATGGTATCCCACGTCAGCGTCGGCCCATTACCAGTATTCGCAGGCATCCCCTCAAACGCAAAACGCTCTCGATATACCTTGCGTGCGAACGATCCGCGGGCCGGCTGAAATGAATGCTCAACGCACAGCCATTGACGCTTTTTTTTGCCCTGCCAGTCTCCCTTGTTGATGTGGCCGAAATAGTTCCGATGCGTTTTGTCCGGCTGCGGGTTTTCGACAAGTATCCGCTCGAATTCCAAAATGGTATGCGGTCTGGCAATGATAGCTTGAGCCGGAGCGGGTTTTGCGTTTCGTGAAATTTCGCCCGCTGCGATGCCGTATCGCACGGTCATCAGCTTGCCCAACACGTTCACCCATGATGGCTCGCGGACGAGCGTGCCGTTGACGCGGACCAATACCGCTTTGGCGTCCATGTACTTTGCAATGATTCGGACGCCCGTTTTAGATATGCCGGCCCACGGGACGCCCCGCACTTCCTCGCAGATCAGTTCGGGAATGGTGGGGTGCGGGTCGCCCGGCGCCACGCCATTAGTAATGATGGCGTTTTGAATTCGTGACGACGCCGGCCCGGTGATTCCCTGCACCTCAAACACGCGCACCAGGCTGGCGCCGTCGATGCTCTGTACCACCTCGTTTCCGATAACGAGGTCTTCTGTGATTGAGATGGCCATGGTGGTTAGTTGCGGCTCGCGGGTGGAATCGGTGCGGCCCCCGGCCCCCTCAGTTGCTCGTCGAGCAGGCGGATGATTTCGTCTAGTTGACTCCCCACCTTGTCCTGCAAGCTAGTCGATTGCGTCCCGAGAAAGGCTTGGGCCTGTATCGCCCCGCTGGCCTGGGCGGCGCTCATCCCCGTTGCGTATGGTGTGGACAAAACATAGTCGCGTGCGGCGAGCTTGGCTTCGGCCCGGAACTGTTCAATGCGATCCAGTCCGAGCATTTTTGCCCGTCGCAACTCCTCCCCGGTCTTGCCCTCCATGCTTCCGGCAACCGACCCGGCAAGTTCGTATCCGGCCTGACGCTGGCGGGCAAGGTAGGCGCCGCGAGAATCGTATGCCAGTCCCGCTCGCGCCGCGGTGGTTCCGGCCATGGCGGCGAACGTGGCCGAGTCGAATTGAGAACGGCTCAGTTTTGAGTCGCGGATGGCGTTGGAATACTCGGCCTGTTGTGTGGCCAGCAGGTCGCGTTTCGCGGCGTTCAGTGCGGGGTTGTCAGGATCGGCGGCAAGCTGGTTGTTGATATCGTGCAACTCATTCGCGTGTGTCGCGCCGACAACGTTCAACGCCCGGCCCGAAAGTCGAGCCTTACGGGTGCGAAGTTCGCGTTGCGTGTGTGCCGCCGCGTTCGTAGCAGCCGATGCCCGCTGAAACTGTTCCTTCTCCGCCTCTAGCCGCGGTACGAAGATGGAGTTTAAGACCTTGGCGTCTCCGCTGTATTTCGCCAGCGTCTCCAGATAGTTGATCTTGTTCTGAACCGATTGTGCCTGCATGGCCTGGGCGGCAGATTGTGCGTCTAGGGCCTGTCCCGTCCCTGCTAAAAACGCCTGTCCGCGTGCTGAGAATGCACGCTGGTATCGGTTGCGTAGGGCCTGCGTGCCGAGTTCTCCACCCATCTGGATCGTTTCGGAGATTCGCTGTGCGGCAAGAGCATATCCCCCGGCGGCCCCCATGCCGGCCACGCCAGCGAATTGCGACAGGCCCTCGGTCATTGCAGACCGGGGGCGGTAGAACCCCTGCTGCGTGAGCATCTCGCGGGCCTGGCGGCGCTCTTCGGCGTCGCGGCGGCGGCGAGTCTCGGATACACGCATCGCCTCCGCACGAGCCGCTATTGCGTCGCGTGACACCCCGCCCCCGGCAACGTCGGCGCCGCCCTGCATCGTCAAGCGGCTGCCGCGGTTCATCTCCCCGACGGCCTGCTTGGCGTCGGCCTTGGCCTGCTGGAGTGAGTTGCGGAACTTCGACCGATCAACCTCAATTTCCAGTGCGAGTTTTCCGAGCCGGTCTTTTGCCATGATTAGAACCCCTCTCGGAGTTTCGATTCCATTGTCGTCTGCATCTCGGCGAACGTCTGCCGCATAATCGGGCGTGGGCGTCGGTAAACGGTCTTACCGTTGGGCATGCGCAATACGTGCCCCATTTCGATCAGGTGCGAGTGCGGAGCGGGGTTGTAGACCTGAGCTCGGATGCCGTCGCGGTCTGCGGTGACTTTCACGCGGACGCCGCGTTGCAGGTTCCCCGTTCGGCGTGGCAATCGAGCCCGTATTGCGTTGGCCAGCATGTCGGCGGCGGCCCCGACGTTTGCGCGCAGCCTGTCCTCGATTTCCTTCTCTATTTCGGCGTCGTTCCACTCTTCGGACTCAGAGCCCATTGCGGAATTTCTCCACGTCCCCGCCGTTGGCCTCGATTGACAGTGCGTAGGTTTCCACGCCGCGGGCGTCGAATTCGTCTAGCGGAAGATCGAATGCGTCACCGATCCCCGGAAACCAATGCTCTATGCGGCACTTTGCCCGGAACTCGGCAACGTCCCATAGGACTCCTCCCCCGGCTTCGTAGGGTCCTCGGCGGGCTCGCTCTCGGTGGATTCCGCCGCTGGCTTGAGCGTGATTCCACACAGGTCGGCGACCAATGCGGCCTCTTCGGCCTCGGAAATCGGTGGCGGTTCCGCGCCGGCGGCGCACAACTCCAGGAGGTCGGCCCGTCCGTCAATTGAATCCAGCAGGTCGAACCATGCCGCGATGGTGTATGCCTCGCGGTCGAACGCCTGTAGCTCGCCGAATATGGCGGGGGTATCGGCGCCGGACAGCTTCAGGTCGTCGATTATTCTTGCTCTTCGGCGGTCGCGGGCTCGCGTGAGGAGGTCGCGCTTCGTTCTTACCGTGACCTTCTTCCACTCGATACCGTGCCGGTGAATGGTCTTGTCTCCGAGCATACCGTGTGCCTTTCGTAGTTATGACGTTGCCCAAGTCTCGGTTACGTCGCCGTCGGTGACGCCGGAGTAACTGACGGGAATAGCGCCGCTCCGCTTGGCGTGATTGATTTCCGCCGACGTGAAAATTCCGGTAAACGCAAACGTGCACCCCGTATGAGCCGTTAATGTTACTGCGGCGCCGTCAACGTCGGCGATGGGGACTCCCGAATTCGTTCCGATGCCGGGCTTACTGCTGGCAACGTTGGAAATCAAAAATCCGCTGGCGTCAAAAGCGTAGGACACGCTCCCCGATCCGCTATGACTGGCGCCGTTTAGCGTGTCGGCGTAGCTGGTGTCGTCGTCAACCGCGTGCGTTGCCGAGAGCCTCCATGAGGAGAAGTCGGCGCCGACTCCGGTAGGCAGTGAAACGGCGCCGTTTTTTCCGGTAACTCTTGCCATGGTATTACCTCAATCTGTGCCCGAGCCGCTCTGAAATCAAAACCCCGAATCGCTGCGGCTTGGGCAACTCGATGCGACGGGGCGGGTTAAAGACGACGTGTTGCAAGGGGACAGGCCAAAGCGGGCGATGCGAATCTTCCACGTGGTCATACGGGCGGGCTTCGATCAACTCCAGCCGGCGGAACTGCGTGCGCACCCAATGGGCCATGGTTTCGTGGTCGGCGCAAAGCCTCGTGGTCAAAAAACGACGTTCCTGCCCGGTGTCAATGTCCCGGCATACTAGGAATGTATTGGGTCCGTTCATTGAACGCTGAAACGGTAGACGGCATGGGCGGCGGCAACATTTGTTACCGTCTCCGACTTTTCGAGGTTGTCCGAACCAATCGGATTGAATCCCGGTTGCAGTTCGGCAATGGGCTCGTTTTCGCGGTAGGTGTCGATGTTAGTACCGCCTGCTATCGTCAATGCCACGCCGTCGAACGCCGCCGTAACCAGGGCGATGCCGGTTAGCGCATTGCGCTCTGCTCCGGCGGTGCCGTCGGCCTGCTCAAACACGCTGAATTGCACGGTGGCGTCATAGTGCGCCGTGCCGCCGTAGTTCTCGATTCGCGGGGCAGCCAACACTGAAACGACGAGGAATGGGAACGCGGTACCCTCTGGCACGGTGTTGAGGTAGTACCTCGTTCCGTATCGCGTGGTCAGCGTGGAGGTGGCGCCGATCTTCGAGATGATAGCCGTTAAAAGGGCGTTCACGAGTATGATTCCACCGACTGATAGCGGTTAAGCGTGGTGATTGTGAGCGCCCCCGGATTGCCGGGGAATCGCCGTATCTCGCAGTCGCCGTAAACGTTGAGTGTGCCGATGGTGACGGCGTTGGGGTTGCCGCTCAGGTCAAGCACAGCACCGTCATAGAGGTTGCAGGTCGTTACAATCGAGCCGGCGCTTTTGATGTGGTTGAGCTGCGCCGTGGCGTCGTAAACGTTAAGCGTGGTAAGTGTGTAGTCGCCTCCCGCCACGGTCTTTAACGTTCCGCCCTGCGTTGTGACGGTGGTGGCCGCGGTGCGGATCGTGAGCGTGCCTGCGGCATGGTTGATCGTGGTCAACGTCACGCCTGGCCCGCAATTCACGATGGTTGACGACCCGGCAACGTTGAGCGTGGCAACCGTTGCGACCTCGGTAGGGTCCGTGGTGGCGATGCCGACAACGCCGCCGAGCACGTTGACGACATTTCCGGCATTGGTGCCTTTCCACCGGAATGGTTCAAAGCCGGTGTCGAGGCTCGAGCTACTGGTGCCAAGCACGGTTAGTGCAACCGGGTCGGTGCCACTGTCGAGCTTGATTCGCCGCGAATAGCTGGGGCTCGTGGTGCTGGTGCTGGGCAGCCCGATGGTCGCCGTCACCGGGCCGATCTGGGCGTATGCCGTGGCCGAACCCAGCCAGCCGGTGAAGTCGGAGCTGGTGGTGAACAGCGTGGGCTGAATCGCGGACAGGTCAAGGCTCGCGTCGATTTGCCACGTGCCCGGCCCGATCACGGCGGTATCGGCGTCCACCGGGGCGGTGTCGGCGCTCCAGTTGGCGGCGGTTGAGAAGCCGGTGCTGGCGGTTGTGGTTGAGCTGTCAAAATATCGTGTAGACATTGCTATTCCTTGCGTCGCTTAAACGTCTTCACCACGTAAAGCCCCTGCGGCATGATTTCGTCGTGAGAAAAGTCGGTCACGGCCACAACGTCATAGTACGCGGCGCCGTGAATTATCCTGTCTCCGACGACAATTGACGGATCGGACCCAAACGCCCATTCATATTCCTGAACCCAGTCGCGGCGATTGAAATCCGATTGCGCGTCCGATTTTTTCTTGGTCCATTCGCGGGCGGCCACGTTGGTCGCAACGTTTGCCCACGTCTCAATGGTGCTGCCGCTGGCGTCCTTCGTGCGCGTGCAACGGCTGATCGTCACGCGGCGATTAAGGAATAGAGATAGGATTGATCCGAGCGGCATGAGTTATCCGATGTAGCCCATCGGGTCGATGTAATGGGCGAGCCGTGTGCGGATCGTCGATTCGTTGTCGATGTCCCCGTAACTGACGCTATACGGCCCCAGCGCCGCCGACTTGGTGGCGTTGTCGATTAAGCTCGCGTGGTACTTCTGGGCGGCGATCTCGGTGGCCAGATATTCAACATCGGCGGGGATGGTGGCGTAGCCGGCGTTGTAAGAGACGGTTACGCCCTGCCACTGCCGCGGGAATCGCATCACCCCGGACATATGGTGCGCGTCATGCGTGCGCCAAATCCATTCCTCCCAGTTGCGGAACCGAACGATTCCGCGCTCGTAGTCCACCGCGTACTCGTTGGCGTCTTGGTCGGGGTAATAGAGTGATACCGTGGCGTTGTTCGCGTCTTCGCCCCCGGTGGGGTAAAGCTCGGTAGTCGGGCGGTCGGTGGCCGTCGTCATCGACCATCCAGATACGGCGTTGACGGCGGCGGCGAGCAGGGATACGGTGGCATAGTTCGCCCATGTCAGCGTCGAGGTCGTCACCGTCCCGCCGGCGGTCACGGTCTGCAACCTCAATCCGGTATCGTTCGCTGATGCCGTGGCCCTGATTGCGGTCCCCGAAAATGTCAGCGTTGCGGCGGTGCCCTGGCCGAATGCGCATCGCGTGATGTGAATCACCGGGCGCTCGCGGAGGACAATTCCGTCCTGCCGGACACCGTTGAACCGATGCACATAGTCGCGGGCGGCGAAATTGCGCCCCGTCGCCCTTTCGATCAACGCCGATGCCGCGTTGATTGCCTGCGTGGCAATGGTGTCGTCGATGTCGCCGACGCTCCCGAACGCTTCCAGATTGGCAAGCGTCGTCAGTGCGTAGGGCGACAGCGATACTGTACTGGTACTCCCTAGCGTGTCGCCGTTCCACCGCTTCGATTCCGACGTTATCAGCGTGTCGGTAATCGCCGGCGTTCCCCCGGCCTGGAGGTAGTAGCTAATGGTGTAATTTTCGGCGGCGATCCCCGCGGGGAAATCCGCGGAATACAGGTCGCCTCCACGGGCGGTCAGGGGGATATCGTAGGTGGCGATAGACCCGTCGGCCCACGTTGCAAAAGTCGTCCCGTTATAAACGTAGCTGTCCGACTGACGCCGGATGATGGCGTAGATCGTGTTGCTGTCGCCCTGGTAGCTGGTGCGGAGTTCGTTGGCCATTTGTCACCGCAAAACAATCGACGGTTTCCCCGTCTTGCAATAGTCGGATAGGTATTGGAATACGGGGCGTAGCTGGCGATCCGGCCACGTGGCGACGTTCTGCATGTGGCCGATCACAACGCGGTTTGCGCTGTATGCCGTGAATCCCGCCTTGAACCATTCACGCCAGAAATGCGAATCATCATCGCACCGACCTTCACCCCATCTGCCCTCTTCGTCCGGCGTGTGCTTGAACCATGGCCGTGGAAGCTTCTTGAGCGTCTCGGTGCGGAGGAGCGTCAGGCCAAAGTGTGCCGACGACACCGGCATGAGGTCGTCGCTAAGCTTGACGGTTTCAATCTTGTCAGCAAACTTTCCGTGCTCGTCTTTTACAGTTAGCAGCGGCGTCGTTCGTTCGCGGCCAAGTTGCATTGCGGCAACAGCGTCGGCGCCAGATGTTTCCGCCAGCCGGTACAGGTCCATCACGTCTTGCTTGGTGAAAAGCGAATCGTAGTCAATGGTCAGCAGGTATCGCGGGTTGACGCGGTTAATCGCGTTTTCCATGCCGAGCGTCAGAGCCTGGCCCCAGTATGCGCCGCCGATCCGCTCGAACGGAATGCCCATCGCCGTTACGGTCGTGATACCAAACCAATTTTCAGTGAACCCGAGCCTCGGGCATGACATGATCGCCACCACGTCCCCGCGTTTGATTTCGACCGCCGGTGCCTTAAATCCTTCAAGGTTCAGGCTCACCGGGAGCGACGCGCAATCGGTCACTGGCGACTTCCACGGTCGGATATCGTTGATGCCGACGGCCCGCATACATTCGCGGAGGTAGGCATCATTGAATCCGGCGTAGTGGTAGTCGCTATCATCGACCTGGCCCCCGAACATAAACCCGAGCGTATTGCTGTCTCCGTCGCGGTGATTGCAAATCCAATCGAAGTCAGGCACGGCAATCCTCAGCAGCCCGCCGGGCTTGAGCACGCGCACCCATTCGCGCATCACGTCGAGCGTATCGCGGTAGGGGAAGTGCTCCAGCACATGCGACGCCCGCACCTCGTCGGCGCATTCGTCGGGGTATGCCAGCGGGTAGATTTCCTGCCCCGTCTTTCGGTCCAGATTCTCGTAGTCGGCCAGCGGGTAGCCGCCGGCGCCAAGATTCAATCGCATCCCGTGTACCTCATTCGTGTGCGGCCTGGATGAAACCATGGCCGGCGTGTCCCCCTGCGGTGTAGTGGTGGTCGATGACCGGCTCAACGTGGGGCCACATCGAATCCATCCGGTTGTAGCTTTTCGGTAGCCAAAGATTGCGAGTCGGGGGCATGTGCCTGGCGTAGGCGATGCTCAACGCCTTGTCATCGCTGATCGAGGTGTCCTGACACGCCAGCCGCCAGCGGACGAGCAGCTCAAGGGCCGGCGCCGTGTATCCGAACCCGACAACGCCGCCGCTAAAGTTCGGCACTCCGAGCGGCGTTGAAGTCGATTCGGGGTCGGCGCCCCAGTTGTAGACGGCGAAGTCGTGGGGCTCGTTCAGCAGCAGGGACGGCAGCCGGACGATTTCGCAGTCGCAATCCAGCCAGCATACCGGGCGCCTCGTGGTGATGATGACGCCGTAGAGTGCGGTGGGCTTCACCCGTCCGAACTCTGCCCACGTATTTGTCTTCGGCACCGATCGGATATCGTGCGGAAGTTCGAATCGCTTGAGGCTCTTCCGCAGCCGATGGGCGTACTCTGGATACGCCCCGTCCTCGGTGTATCTCGAAACAAAGATCATGCCCGTGTGAACCCGTGAAAGCGGGGGGCGGCACGGTGCCGGCCCCCCGCCGCACACGGGGGCCGTTGGAGGTTAGAGGTTGACCGAGAGCACGGTGCCCTTCTCGGTGGTGGTGTCCGGCGCCTCGGCGGGGCGGCCCATGACGGCCACGCAAGTGATGGTCTGCGTGGTGACGGGGCTGGCCGTCACCTTGAGGTAGCGCTTGTTCCAGTCGCTGCCACGGGTGAGGTGGAAGGTGTAGTTCTGGTAGGCGCTGGCGGAGGCGTTGGGGATGGTGAAGTCCGTATCGCCGGTCCCGCCGGTGAGGTCGGTCTGTGAACTCGACGTATCACCTTCTCCGATGTTCATCACCGAAAAATTGCTCCCGGTGGCGTCGGCGGTGGACTGGCTGACGATGAGCAGAACTTCATCAAACCCGAGCGTATCGACGGTTGCGGACGCGGTGGCGCCATTCGTGTACGAGGCGTTAAACAGCGTTGCAACCTTCACATTCTGAAGGCTAAGCATGGTATTTTTCCTTTCGTGGGTGTGTTCGGCCCTAAGCGGGGGCGGGGGATTGAACCCCGCCCCCGCTGTCAGGTAGCGAAGTGTTACGAGTTCAGACCCTGGAGCCCGATCACCGGCCCGGCGGTGGTGCCGTCGCCGACGTCGTGGGCCTTGATGTCGATCCGCTGCGTGCCGCGGATGGCAAACTGATCGGAGGTGAAATAGGCGTCGGAGCTGACCGCGATCTGCATTTGGCCGCGGTCGCCCAGCGTGCACGCCTGTTTGAGGTCACCGAACACGGCCATAATGATGCTCGCCAGCATGGCCTGGGTGATGACCACGGGGTAGCCGAGGAACGTCTGCGGAATCGGCAGGGCCAGCGTGGCGACGTTCTGGGCCATGCCGGCGGCGACGGCGGTGCTAAGCCGGTTGAACAGCTTGGCGGCGGCGAAGCGGGAGACGTACCATTTGGCGTTGGGCGCGGCGTACTGCGGCAGGGCGGCGACCACATCGTTGATGTCGCCGATAACTGCCTCGCTCATCAGGTTGCCGGTCGCCACGATCACGCCGGCGGTGTCGGAGGTCGTGGCGGGCCATTTGGCCTGCAGCGCCTTGGTGACGCCGGTAATCCCGCCGTAGGTGCTGGTGCCGTCGCCGATGAACCCGCACAGGTCCTCGTTGTACGCGAAGGCATAGGCGATCTCGTTGGCGAGGTCGTCGCCGACGTTGATGATCGCGTCGGCTGCCACCTCGGAGGTGTACAGCGTCAGCGTCGCCATCTTCTTGGCCACCATCGTCACCTGGTCCCAGGTCTTGCTGGAGTCGGTGATGGTGCCGCCCTCGCCGGGCCAGTAGACGGTAAGCCCGCCGGTGCGGCGGGGAATCTTCAGCGTGTCGCTGGCCATGGGGACGACGCGGGCCTCACGCCGAAAGACGCCGTACTGCTCGCGCAGGTCGATGATGCTCGAAGTCAGCTCCTCGGGGACGAGGAAACCGCCGGCGGTGTTGACGTTCTCCGACTGCCCCTTGACGATGGGCACGCCCAGCTGCTTGCAATAGTCCAGATACTTCTGGTTGCCCATTGCGGCGAGCATGAATGCCCCCCACTTGAAGGCCAGTTCGCGGTCAGTCTCGCGGTTGCCGGTGTTGAAACTCTTGACCGGGCGATAGGTCTTGAGCCCCTCGGGCAGCCAGCGGTGGGTGATGGTGCCGATTTCGCCCTTGAGCTTGGCGACGTGCTGCGAGGCAACCTCGTCGGCGACCTTGCGCACGGCGGATTCGTCAAGCCCCTTGGCCTCGGGCTTGGCGGTTTCGGCGGCGACCTTGATCTGCACCGGATTCCCGGCGTCGTCGGCGACTTCGTAGTTGTCGTCGATGTGCTTTTGCAGGCCGTCGTTGTCCTTGAACTTGGCGCGGAGAGAGGGCATGACCGTCTCCGTAAACGTGATCGAGTCAACCTTCCTTTTCATGACATATTCCTTTCTTGCGTGGATGTGGGATCACCGCTTCGGACTTGCCAGCCATTCGCCCGGAAGGTTGCATGAGCCATCGACCCGGACGCAGTGCGCCCATTCGCCCGGAACATGCAGCCAGCCATCGACCCGGAAGGGTTGCCGTTGCTGTCGTGATGTGATGTGACTAGATGTAGATGACGCCGCGCCGCTTCAGGCTATGGCGGTCGATGTCGGGGGCCGAAATGCCGGCGACATAGACCAGCGTTTTTCGCTGCGTCGGCGTGTAGATCGTGAGTTGACGGGGCCCGGGATTGTCTTCAATCGGTTTGCCGCAGCCCTTACAGTTCCCTTTGTCGTCGGGCTCGGGGTTCTCGCATTCGCATTCCTCTTCCTCGTCCTCCGGCTCAATCTCGGCCTGGGACATTCCGAGCGCCTTGGCCGTGGCGTCGCTGACGATCCCCTTGGCGACGGCGGTAGCAACGGCCTCCTGGTTGGCTGGGATACAGGCTACGCTGTACTCCATCATGTTCCACTTATTGAACACTCTCCGGCAGTTGTCGCCGTGTTCCTCGATGTCTTTCTTGCTCGCCGGCCTCGATTCGATGGGCAGGAAACCGACGGAAAATGCCCGCAAAACGCCCTGTTTGAACAATGCCAGTAGCGTATCGGGCATCCATTCCTGATCGGCGGGGAAGTCGGCGGGGCGTTCTGCAAACACGGTCTTTGCGATGATGGCATCGTCGGTCTTGCGGAGCGCGGCACACCTGCCCACCGGAAGCGTCCAGTAGTTATGATTCAAGAACACAACCGGATTCTTTTCATAGTCGGCGGTGCGGCATCCGGCGGGGATGAGTACGTCGCCTTCACGGTCAACGGCTCTTGTTGAAACCCTGGCAATGACGGCACGCTCTCCGTCCTCAATCGTGATATCGGCGGAAAACGCCTTTGTAATCTTTTCCATGCTACGCCTCGTCGGCAATCGCCAGCAATGCGTCCATATCATCGTCGCGTCGTGGTGCTGGCATCGCCACTCGCTCCCGCGTGCTCACTGTGTTCGGCAGTCCCGGCCCGGCATGGCGGCGACGCTGGCGGAAATGGCAGCCGGCTGCATCACATTCACCACGGGCGCCGGCTGTTGGGGCACGTTAACATTGACCACGGGCGCCGGGGCCGGCGCCACGTCCACCTTGGTTTCCGGCACGTTCACCGTTACGGGGGCGGCCTGGTGGTTGAGCGTTACGGCGGGCGGTTGGTTGTTGATCGTCACCGCGGGCGGATGCACGTTGATCGTCGGCGCCGACGCCTTCTCGGGTCGCATCGACTTCGCTAGTTCAGCGATACCGGCGATTATTTTTACGTCGCCGTCTTCACGCCCGCCTTCGCGGTCCTGGTTCTGGCCGGGGGAAAGGTCGCCGGCGATAGCGGCGGCCCCGCCACTCGTTCCCGCCGGCGCGTTGAGCACATCGGCATCGTCTCCGTCATGAGGCGGATAACCGATCTCCATGCGGGCCTCGTTGGCGGTCAAAACGCCACCGGCAACGTATCCGATGATCCGCTTGGCCTGACGCTCCTCGTCTTCAAACGATGTCAGGTCGTGGCAAAGAAATGCGTCTCCGGCATCGAACCGGGGAACCCATTGCTCGTTCAGCTTTTCCGCCAGCAGCGTGCAATACGGGCGCACGGTGTTTCGATACCATCCGATCCGGGCGGATTCACTGTTTGCCCGGTTGGGGTCGTTGCTGAGTAACATTGCCACGGGGACGCCGGATACGGCGGCGATTTCCTCGATAACCCGCGTCGGTGTCCCAAACTCATTTACCTGCCATTGCAGCGCCGTGGCCTTGGCGTCGGCGTTGACAACCATTACCTTGCCGCTTGATCGGCTGCCGCCGTGCAGCTCTTTGATTCGCTCGCGGAGCGTCTCGTAGTCTTCCTTCTTCAGACCCGGCACGCTGAAAAGCCAGTCGGGGCGGGCCATGTTCTCGAAGAATGCGGCGTCCATCTCCCGCTTGCTCCCGGCCAGCCCCAGCGAATTCCACGCGGCCTCGACCCAGCCCTTGCCGTAAACGAGGTCGGCGGGGTTGGGCAGACGGAAGTGAATCACGTCCGATGCGGGGAACTCCCGCTTAACCGACCCGATTTTGCCGTAGATGTAGGCCTCGACCAGCTCGGTATTGTTCACCTTCACATTCACCCATTGCGACGGCATCCGATGAACCTCGAACGGCACGCCGTCGGGTGTGGTGATGGGATGCAGATAGGCGTTGCCGGTGATTTGCAAATCGACCGTCAACAACACCTTGAGCTCGTAGCCGTTCTGGTTCTTGTTCGTCGTCTCCAGCGTCGTTAGGATCGGGTGCGGCTCGGTCACCTCCTCAACGTCATATCCGTAGGCGATGACCTTGCGGGCGATAGCCGGGGACACCATCGACAATGCCTTTGCCTCGGATCGGCTCAGGCGTCGCGTCGCAAACAGCTTCTCGCGTTCGGGACTCGCCCGCGTGTACAGTCGCAACGGAACGCTGGCGGCGGCGTTAGCGTTTAGCATGGCCGCGGCATACGCCCATGCGGTAAACGCCCGCACGCCGGCTTCGTAGGACCACGGCTGCGCCTTTCCCCCAAACAGCCCCGACGTTTCATAGGGCACAACAGAGGCACCATAGTACGGCGTGGCCGTCGTTGCGCGCGTGAATAACGATCTAATCCATTGGAACATTAGAGAATATCCACGGCGAAAAACGGCTCGGGCTCGGCCCCGATGTGCAGGCCCAGGGCCATGATGGTCGCTACGATCCCGTCGATTCGCTTGCCGCTCATGTAGTCCGGCTTCACCGGCTTGAGGTTTCCTGCGGCATCGTTCTTTACGCTGACGTTGCCGGCGTTCCACGCTAGTACGGGGTGCCCGCCGTGTCTGATTTTTCCAGCGATAATCAACTCTTCAAGTTTCTTCGTCGGCTCGTTCATCGACGCAAACCCCTGCCGGAATTCCTTCAACGCGTATCCTTTGCCCGCAAGACTCTGCGCCGTCTGGCTCGCGTTCCACGGGTCGTAAGCGATCTCGCGCATGCTGTATCGCTTCGCCAGTTCGTCGATTCGCTTCTCAATCCACGCGTAATCTGTCACGTTGCCCGGCGTAAGCTCGATGTGACCCTGCTGCGACCACTCCAGATATGGCACGCGGTCCCGTCGGGCCTTGATTCTGGCCGAGTCCTCGGGAATCCAAAACGTCGGCAGTACATCAAAGGTGCCGTCTTCGTGCGGGAACACGAGCGAGAGCGCCGTCAGGTCGCCGGTTTTTGCGAGGTCGAGCCCGGCATAACACGACTTGCCGTCGAGGTCGTCACGTCGGCCCCCGCACGCATTCCACTTGTCCATCTGTAGCCAAAGTACCTCGGTCGAGGTCCATACATTCAGGTGCAGTCGCCTGAACGTGTTTTGACTGCTTGGCGATTCGCGGGCTTTGGCAACTTCCTGGCGGAAATAATCCGGGTAGACGCTGACGCCAAACCCCGGATTGGCCTTGGCCCACGTCGGCTCGACGGTCCAATCATCATCCTTGTCGGCGGCGTAGATGACGGGCAGGAATGACGGGTCTACGATGATGCCGTCGCGGACCTTGCATGCGTGCTCGTGGATTTCCCAGCAGATCGACTGCTGATCGTGCCCGGCGGTCGTGATCGCAAACACTAACGGTTGTCGGCGAGCGCCCGTCGAGGTCGTCAGCACATCCCAAAGGTCGCGGTTTGGCTGGGCGTGCAACTCATCGAATACGATGCACGATGCGTTAAACCCGTGCTTCGTGTGTGCGTCGGCGCTGAGAACCTTGTAAGTGGCGCCTGATTTTTTGTTGACTATCGAACGCCGGTAAATCTTCACTCGGTCACGTAGTGCCGGGCTGGCCTCCACCATCTGCCGGGCAATGTCAAAGCAGATAGCGGCCTGGTCACGATCCGCGGCAGCCGAATAGATTTCCGCCCCGGGCTCGCGGTCCACAAACAGCATGTACAGGGCCACGCCGGCAGCAAGCGTGGTCTTGCCATTCTTCCGTGGAACCTCCACATAACACGTGCGGTATCGTCGCGTGCCGTCGGCCCGCTTCGCCCCGAATAAGGGCTCGACGATATCGCGTCTCTGCCATTCGTCGAGCCGAAGCGGCATCGGCTTACCGTCCTCGCCGGCTGCCCACTTCCCCTTTACGTGCGTCAAGTAACGCTCGAAAAACCGCACGGCCTGGGCGGCGGCGTCGTTATCCCAGCATTCGCTCGTCTTCGTCGTCAACGGTGGGCTCTGCCTTGATCGTCACTCGGGAGAGTTCTGCCGGCGTCATACCAAAGCCCGCCGACAATCGGATCATCTGGTCGATAGCCTTGTTGGCAACGGCCAGATAGGGGTTTTGGATCGGGTATCCGTTCGGGCTCTTGACGATCACCCCCTGCTTTGCGACTTCAATTTCAGCTTCGCACCAGCGACCATACGCGGCGCAGTACATCGCCATCGGCCCGGAGAAGTGATCCGACAATAGCCCGACTTTCGCCAGAATCGCGGACACCTTGAACCATTCCCGCCTGGCCGCGCCCTTGATGTGCTTTGGGCACGCTGGCGCATCGGCACTTGGCTTGGGTTCGTTCCCGTTCAACCTCCGCTTGCCGGGATTACCGGACGCGATTTTCATTGCTGTAGGGATGGGTGGTGGTCCTGGACGCATTGGCAATCTCGGTTATCCATGCTCGATGGAACTCATACAACGTTGGGTCGCCCGTCATACAAAATTGTTCGATGCTCTTGCCGCTTCTTAGATTCGCCGATCCTTCAACAGTCACGCGGCGCCCGTCCGACAGGGCGATGGCCAAGCATTTGGAATGTGTGCGAACCGCGGCGATGGTCTGCTTGCGTTCGGCTAGTCCCGCGGCGACCGGCTCCCATATCTCGGCGTTGGTGGCGCGGAAGTGGTTGGATACCAGCAGCACAACCTCAGCGATTTCGCCCGAATCCAACAGCCCTATGAGTTCGTCGCCGTTCGGACGGGAGAATGCGAACGTTGACGCATACAGGGCGCCGATCCGGCATTGCGATAGCCGCAGCACGGTCGGCACAATAGCCCATAGCGGAAAAGTCGAGCCGACAACGCAATGGTATGATTCGTCGGGCAGCGGAAGTCGCTCGATCAGTCGTTCGGCATTGGCAATGTGAGTGGCGTTGACGGCGGCCCGGCGAA